CCCCAACCGAGGCCCCAACCGAGGCCCAAACCGAGGCCCATTTTTTTAATAATCGAATGTGCTTCGGCTGGATGGTTGCTGGCGGAGCCAGTTTGAATGGATGTACAATCGGATGCCGGTTGATGAACTTCTCCAGCTTTTTGAGCCACTTCTTGTGCGCGGCGAGGCACAATTCTTTTTCCTTCGTGCCGCACCACTTAGGAACCGGCGATTCGTCAACGTGGTATTCCCAGGAGTCGGGATTGAGGTAGTCGCCGTTTTTCGGAATGATTTCGATTTTGGCGAACTCGCCTAAAGTCCTGTCGGTATATCCGCCAAGCTCCGCAAGCACGGTATGGCCGTCGATGCCTAGTTTCCATGTGACAGTTCCTTGCGAGTCAATGATACAGCTAAATGCTTTACACATTGTGCTACCTCCGTTTCGTTGCGATTCTGATTATAGCCAGCGCGAATAGCACGACGACTGCTAGGCCGTACCATGCGCTGATGCTTCCGAACTGCGGGAGTGAGTCCATGATGGCTCCTACTTCACGATGACGTAGCGCCGGTAGGCCTTCATTTCTGCAAGGCATCTTTTCTCATAGCCGCCCGTACAGGTCCAATAGGCCTGATTGGCTTTCGCTACAAGTAAAGTCACCATTTCATAATCCGGCCAGCCGGGAAGTCCTTCCGCGTGCCGTAATAGCCAACTCAGCCAAGAGGAATGAGGACAGGTTCCCCAAACCTTCCGAAGCGTCTTACCTTTGGCCCATTCCCTTGCCGTCGAACAGGCTCCCAGTTTCTTGAGCAATACTGCAAAGTCCTTCGCGCTCATCTTCTTGAGCGTAATCTTCTTGATTCTCGTAGCCATCTGCGTTACTCCTGAATGAATTTGCGTGCATGAAGCCGTTAAAAAGCGGGTACGGCAGGTGTGAGTAGTGGCCGGAGCGCGTGCGGCGGGTCATGGTATGTCACTCTTAAACGGGTATGGAATCAACTCGTGGATTTTTGTAGCCTTGACCCGCTGGTACTCGGCCAACGCTGTAGCCGCCCATTTGTAGTTAACGGCATCAAGCAACCATTCAAGCCAGTCGCCGCGCTCGCACGATTCCCAAATCTCAGGCAGGCTCTTGCCATCTGCCCATCTACGCGCTTCACTACACGCGCCCTTATCGAGCAGCCACTTTGCAAATCCGGCTGCATCTTGCGGTATATTCTTCACTCTCCGCCTCCGATCCAATCTGCCAGCGGGGCCGGTGACAATCGACTTATGCGTATTGTCGAAAACCCTCGCGGTTAATGTGGGAATTGTGCGAATCATTGTGTGCGCTCCTGATGTGAATTGAACAACTAAAAAGCCTGTAAAATGGCGTTACTTTGGAGCAGGAACATCTTTGACCGAATCCGCGTAGAGCTTGAAGGCGAGGACGCAAACGGCGCGCGTGATGCGCTTATAACCACATAGGACGCGTGCCGGCTCGTAGAACTCATGGACGCGGTTTTCTATCTTCCCTTCGGCGATTCCGTCCCACAATTCCTGCTCAGTCATGGACAATGCTCCTAGTAAAATGGCGGCCCGCTTACCTCTTTCTGTGCCGCATTGTCATAATACTAATACAGCGGTGTATAGATGTCAAGAGGGAAAATTAGGCGAACTGTGGAAAAAGTCAGTCGGCCTTCTTCGGCCAGCGTTTCGCTCGCGCCTGTTCCATATTGCGCTGTCTAGCTGTGCGCTGGGCATCCGTGAGGGGCTTTGCGGCAGTAGCGTGACCGCCCAGCTTGCCTAGAGCCTGTGCATGAGGATTCTTAGCCATGCCAGCATCCTATGTATAACGCTGTACTGTGTCAATAGCCTATTACAAACCATATTTACATCACTGAAATAGATATTCATGCTATGATAAAGCGTATGATTGCAAAGGCGCAAACGCGGCCAATTCAGCAACAGAAGCCCACATTACAGCCCGGAGTTGTGTTCATTTTGCGCTATTTAGGCGTGATTCAGGCGAGACAGGAGCGCAAGGCGGCTTGACAGAAAGCGAGAAAAAATTTACTGTCATGCGATGGACGCACGAAAGCATAATCACCCACCCGCAAAGCAAGTTGCGCTGGAAAATCAGGTGATGAACCAGCATTTCAAGCTACAGGCAGTTCGCAAAGCAATCCACGCGCAGCATCAGCAGGAACTCCTCGAAAACAAGCGAAAACGCTTGCAAATCCAAAACGCGCTATAATTCAGCAGGAGCGCAAATAATGCCAGCAGCGATTCAATGGACGCAAGAGCTTGAAAATGCTGTAATTGAAAGCATAGAAGCTGGCGATTCATTACGGCAAGTTGCTGAAAAGAACAGTATTTGCCCTGCTTCGATAGTCATACATTTCCAATCAACAGATGAATTGAATAAACAATACGCGCGCGCGTTACATATTAGGGCGGACGCTGATTTTGAAGCACTTACGGACGCAATCAACGCAGAGCCGGAGCGCACAAAGTTTGGGATTGATTCAGCATGGGCAACGTGGCAGCGAACGCGCATTGATACGATGAAATGGATGGTTGCGAAGCGTAATCAGGCGAAGTACGGCGACAAGCTGGCGCATACTGGCGCGGATGGCGAAGGGCCGCTGCAAGTTGTTGTCAAGCACATTGGCAGCGATGGGGAATCAGCATAGTAAACATCCTACCGAGGGCTATTAATGCAAGCGGAAATAACACTACAGCCCAAACAATCGCAGCTTCTTAAACTCATCAAAACATCTCAAGCTGTAGTCATCGGCGCTGGCGGTGGCCGCGGCTCCGCAAAGTCCAGCGGGGCGGATAGGTGCGCTATCACGCTGATGTATGAATGGCCGGGGCTTACCGCGTGCCTCATTATGAGGACTTGGGTGAAGCAACTTGTACCGTTTCATCTTGAGCCAATACGCCGCGATTTTCCTTGGGTCGCGGATGGCTTAAAGTCTAGTCCTCCGGCCATGCTCCGAATAGGCTCAAGCCGCCTTGATTTCAAATATGCAGAGAACTATGACGCGGTAGTTGAGGCGTTTCGGTCTGGCAACTATGACCTGTTGATAATCGACCAGGCCGAGCAGTTCACTGGCCGCGAGATTCGAGAGATGCGTAAGACGTGCCGTTCAACCGGCGGACGCACAGCTAAGACAATACTTATATTCAATATGCGCGGCGCATCCATTCAGGAGCTTCGTAAGTGGTTTCATTTACATGAGGTTAACCGCGATGAAGACCCTAAAGATTATGCGTTTATCAAGTTCAATCCTTGGGATAACGTCGAATGGGTACGCTCGGCGCTGAAAGAGGATGGGCTGATGGTCAAGGATTACTACTCGTGGACCGATGAGCAGCGTAAGGAATACGCCGCCAAACGCGGGGCATACACGCGACAGTTGGCGACCGATGATGAAGTAATCCGCAAGGCTGATTGGGAAGGTGATTGGGATTCGCTGGAAGGTGCCTACTTTGCCAATAGCTTTGATTTGGAGGCGACACGCTGCAACCGCGACATTGTAGAGCAGTTACGCAAGCCTTGGGCGGTTCACTGGATGGCGCAGGACTGGGGCAAGTCTCACTTCTGCGTGACGCTGTGGGCATACCGCGTAACGCTCAAGCCGTCCGAGGCGCTGGAATATCTTGGTTGGAATCTTGATAAGCCTCTTAATATCACCGTGATATACCGCGAGATGGTGACAAATGAGAAGGAAGCGCCGGAAGTCGCTCAGGATATGGTAGACGCTACCCCTCCGCGAGAAAGGCCGCTGATTAAAACCTACTTTCTCAGCCCGGAAGAGGTTACGGACGATGCGAACTGCATAGGGATACAACAGACCAGGCGGCTGAAACTAAACGGGATGCCAGATGCGCAGAAAGCCGATAACGAGCGCAAAGGCGGTTATGGGCTGATGGGCGCATTGTTCAAGGCAACTAAAGGGCACGGATGGGGCGTAGACAAGGACGGCAACAGGTTCCAGTACGATGATGCTATATTGATTTCCAGCGAATGCAGCGAGTTTCTGAACGCTATCCCGGCGCTGGTGCGTGACCCAAAGAACTTGGATGATGTGCTGAAAACGGACCTGAGCACGGCGAAGATCGAACAGGACTGTGGCGATACTGGACGTTATCTGCTAAAGTCAATGCTAAGGCCGCGCGGTAAGACGCGGGATGAGCTATTATCGGAAGAGATTGCGGCGACGGTGGACCCGATGCAGGTACACTTTAAGCGGCTGGCAGAGACAGAGCGGCGGCAGAAGGCAGCACAGCCGCAGAACTGGTGGGACTAATGAACTGGTTCCGTAGCAGGCTACGCGCATGGCTGGGCATTGAACTCGCAGAGGCAGAGTGCGATAAGCGCGGAGACAAGTTGGAAGATGAGATAGATGCATTACAAAAAGAGATTGATTCCTTCAAAACAGCCCTGAAAGCCCGCGCCGCAGAATCCCGGCAGAAACCGGCGTATACTGATTTTGAAAGCAGCCAGCAGGCAGTGTTGGCAGAGTTTGAGGAGAAAAAGTAATGGCATTTACAGCGAAAGACGGCAGCAGACACACCAACATCGACAGCATGAGGCACGCCGATGCTCATCACATGGCAAACCAGCCCAAACCGGCGGAGGTTGAGCCAGGTGAAGAGGAGCAAGATGAACTTGAGCCTCATCACGAGCAGATTCACGAGCATCTGCGTTCCATTCACGAGCAGACCGGCGAGGCTCACAGCCACATCGAGCATCATGGCGACGGCACACACACCAGCCATCATGTGACCAAGGACGGCGAAGTGACCGGGCCGCATCATCACAATACGGCTGAGGAAGCCAAAGCCAAGCTGGACGAGTTCTTTAACGAAGAGGCCAAAGAACCGCAGCACGAAGGCGGCGAAGAAGGTTACTGATGCCTTGGAATCAGGTCATGCCGAAGTTTCAGGCCGGTAAACTGCGTTCAAGTTCCGGCCAGCGCGTGACCAATCCAAAGCAGGCTGTCGCTATCGAGTACAGCGAAAAGGGCGAGGCGGAGAAGGGCAAGTCTGAATATCAGCCATCAAGGAGAGCAGCCGTGAAGATGAAAACAAAGAAGGTTGACTTAGGGAGCAAAGGAAGCTACACCAGTCATCCGGGACGTTTGCACGAGGAATTAGGCATTCCTCTCGGCGAGAAAGTTGGCGAAGAGAGAGAACGTAAGGCTCTCAAGAGCAGCAATCCACAAACAAGACGTGATGCGCGTTCTGCGCTAGGCTATGCCGCGATGAATAAGAGGTAAGCGATGGGTTCACCTTACGGATTTGCATCGCCGCTGGTTGATTATCTGGCGGGAATCCCCAAAAAGGCCGTGGATGCCATGTCCGGCGATTCGTTGAGACGGACTTTAGCTGAAAGGCTTGGAATTCCTCTGCTTTCTCCCGACCCCGCGCCGGATACTACTTGGCACAATCAGATGGTCACAGAAGCCCAAAAAAGTTTTCAGGGGCATCCATTTATACAACCCTCGCCCGCTCCACTCGCAAAACAGTTGAAGGTGAAATGATGGAATTCGAGCGCCAAAAGCCGGTGACTGATGAGTACCGCGAGGGATGGGAACGCCTATTTTCTTTGCATGGGCTTGTATTACCGTCTTGGGTTTCTCAAGATAATCCCGAATTCGTTCCAGCTAACTATCCCAATGGTTGCCCGATTCTGGAAGAGGAGCGCGTAGATGGCTGAAGATACCGCCCAA